CTGTTAATAAGGGCTGTCTGCTCTGCGAACAGTTTGTCTTTGTCGATCTTCTGGTACTGGGACTTCGCCTCTTGAACAATTCTGGTTGCGACTTCTTTGCTTTCTTCAGAAGACTCGTTAAGCTCTCGATATAAGTCGAGTTCTTTCCTTAGTTCTGTTCCTTTTGCAAAGTTTCTTTTCACGAGGGAAGCTATCGTTCCTCGTCGGGCATCATCTTTTGAAATGATTGCTTTTGTCATCTCTCGACTTAATGCCTCAAAGATGAAAGCGGTGTTTCTTTTCTTGTTGTGTTTAGCTTTCATTTGTCGTTTTCTCCAGTCTTTGATTTCTTGTCAGAGACTCTGCGAAATCCTTTAATTCTTTGTTAGCTTTTAGGATTTTAGTCTCGTCTCTTTTGTAAGTAGTCTCTTTTGATTCAAATATGCCGTTAGCCAATGACGAAAGGTCTTTTAGGCCATGGTTGATGTTCGTAGTCGTGTTCTTGCCATAGGAGTCTCCAGCATCAGATCGCATGTGATATTTTCTTGCAACTGATTTTTTCTTTCCCTCTCCTCGCTTCTTGTACACTTTGCCTTTGGCACCTTTGGTGGTATATTTCTCACCAATGGATGGTTTGTCGCTTCTTCTGCCAGGGGGCACTGCCAGCAAGGTTTCATCTTCGTCGCCTGTGTCAGTGTCATCAGTGCCAGTGTCATCGCCGCCAAGATCTAAGTCGTCTCCGCCAAGATCCAAGTCGTCGTCTCCGCCGCCGTCGTCGCCCATGTCGATGTCGCCGCCCATGCCGCCGCCTGATTCAACAGCTTCGCCGACTGCATTTAATTCTGCGTCTAGCTTGCGGTCGAAGAACATCTCTCTTTGCATACGAACAATTTCGTCGTCGGTAAGCCCAAAGAGCTTGGTGGCGATCCAACGCTTGCTAAAGTATCCTTCTGCAGCACCGGATGCAACATCAAATTTAGTTCTCCAGTGTTCGAGTTCTTGAAGCTCTGCAATCTTTGAAGGATTGTTCAGGGAAAGGCTGAAGCCTACTAAATCGTCTCCTCGGAAGCCAAGAGTGTAAAGATGGATAACACCAATCTTCTCAATCTCTGCGAGTACGGCTCGCTGTAACCTTTGAATGGTTCTTGCGAATCGGACATCTTTTTGAGCCAATGTTGACTTGTCTTCGTCAGCACCTTCGCCGCGAGACAAATATGACTGAGGGACCTTGAGGGCTGAGAACAGCTTATCTCTTAGGTACTTTACATCATCAATGTCTCCTGTGAAAGTTCCGCCAGGAAGGGATTCAATCTTGGAAGATGAGTCTCCACGAACTGGCATGAAGTAATCCTCTTCCACTGAGAGCGGGTTGTATCTCAAGTCTACTCTACCGGTCTGTGCATCAACGACTTGGTTTCGCTTCATTTGGGTCATCACTCGCTGCATGTACTGCTCGACATCTTGAGGAGCAATATTGCCAACATCAATGTAGAACACACGTCGTTCGGGGGAACGAACAATTCTATATGACATCATGGCATCTTCGAGCAAAGTGAGCTGTCTCCAGATTCTGCGAGCTGGCTCAAGAACTGAAGTTCCATATGGGCTGTACTTATCATTACCGAGGATTCGGAAATGAGCTACTTGCCAGTTCTCAAAAGTAAGGCCCCCTGAGTTCCATTGGAACTGCACATAGTTGGGGTTTGTCGGGTCTTCACCTTCTAATCTTTCAATTTCTTGAGGTGGAAGGCCTATGATACTCTTAACACCATCTTCTTCGTCGATGTCGAGGTATAAAAAGAAATCACCATATTTACACATAGTGCGGCACCAGCCGAACAGGTTGAAGTCGATATTCATAGTGTTGCTGTACAGCGATGCTAAAATTGTTTTTATCTCCTCGTTTGGACAGTCAATTCTGAGCATGTCTTGGAGTTGAGAGGAAGTTGTCATCTCGTCTGCATAAATGTCTAGTGACGAGGCTATCTCTGGAGTATATTCCATCTGGTCAAAGTCCATGTATCTCTCTGCTCTGTTTTGATTGGAGATAGAGTTGGTCTGCATGACATCAAAAGGATTGTATGTTGATTTTTTAAATTGGCGGCCGCTGGCTGACTTGAACTGATATTTATATTTGTCTAAGTCTTTTCGTCGTTGCTGACGGTACATCTGTGCTCTGCGATTGACGATGGGTCCGGAGAACAGTCTAGTCAGTCTTGAGAACAAAGCAGAGGTTGGGTTTCGAGGGTTTCTTGTATTATCAGCCATTTTCTATCCTTTGTACAGCCACATGAAATCGTGGTATTGTTGCATCGTTTCTTCTTTTTTGGTTGCTTTATCAATATCCAATGAATTATTATAACCCATTTGTCCAGGAATTTTAGTATTTATTTTCGTATTCGCAACAATCATTGCATCCAAGCAAGCCTTACTGTATTCCACGGACCTACTATTAGTAAGCAGCGCGGTGTCTCTGACCCAGCATGCAATCGCAAGTGACATAACGAGATCATCGTTGTATCCTCGCATCGCTTCGGGCCTTCCGTTATTCCATACGAATGTTCGCAATTCGCTTATTAGACGCATAGAATACACTTTAAGTAGTTGGTTCCTTATATATTCCTCCAATTTTGCAATGATAAGGGGCCTAGTCTTCATCGAAGTAGTGAAGCCAGGAACCGCTGAGGACTTTGTTTCTGCAACAAGAGGGTCTACATATTCGTGGGAACCTTTGGAAGAGTAGTAAAGGTTGGGATACTGAATGTCAATCAGTTTCTCTAAGATGTTGTAACCGATGTTGTTGTTCTCGACAACCAGCATACAGTTGCCATACTCTCTTCCGGTAGTGTTGAGAATGGCTGCAAACTGTTCAAGACTTGGTTTTCCTTGATATTCTGCTACAACCTCCATTGTCTCAAGCTTTATTATGTTAAATACAGAAAAGTCTTTTCCATCTCCTCGTGCGACATCGGCGACCATGAGATATGTGTTTTCCGGTTTGAATTCTTCCCACATCCAAAGGTTCCTGTCAAATCCCGTTTTGTATTTTGGCTCAGTTGCAGCTGCTTCTAATTTTCCAATGTCATCAGGATGGATGACCGACTCGCCCGATGCTAAGAAAGAGCATTCCAATTCCTGTGCGATATCGCGGCGGGACATGTTTCTGGTTTCTTTTTCGAACCAGGCTTTGTCTCTATCAGGGTGTACACCCCATTGCAAAGTTGTTGGATGGAAATCGTTTCTACTTTCGGCCGCATCCGCAAAAGTCTTGTGAAACCAGTTTCCCACACCATTGGGTGTGGAGAGTGCAATGCAACGGCCGCCAGTAGACAGTGTAGGATAAAGACCCATCCACAATTCGTCAAGACCTTCAACGTGAGCAGCCTCATCAATTACCAACAGGGATAGTGCCTCGGAACGACCTGCATCGCCAGAAGTAGAAGATGCTTTAATCTGTGAGCCGTTGGACAGCTCAAAGGAAGACCTGTTGTCGATTGTGATTGTTGCAGTTGCCATCCAAGGTGGCAAGTTCTTAATAATCTGCTTAACCTTCTTAACAAGGTTCGATGCAGTTCCGAACTTGGTTGCGACCACGAGGACATTCTTTTCCTTGTGGAACATCATTAACCAAGCGATGTATGCACCAGAAATAGTTGAGATACCTAACTGTCGGGCCTTAAGTATTACATTAAAGCGGTGGTCAGCGAAGTCTCTCAATAGTTGAGTCTGGAAGTCATATGTGTTGAAAGGGATCTGTCCCTTTAGTGGATGGGAGATCCTTGCATAAGTGTTTGTGAAGTAAACGGGATCTTTCCCGCACTTCACAATTTCTTTAATTATTTGTTTTTTTGTTAACTTGTAGCCAGCCATAGGCACACTCTACTTTTCGTTAGCCTTTGGGGTGATTGAAACATTCTCGGGCTTCTTGGCATTTTTACCAAGCTCAAGAAAGGATTTGATTGCTGAGTCAATGTCATTTTTGTCTTTGACATCGTGACCAGTAACACCTTGAATTTCGTATTCACAGTGAGCTTGGACCCAAGTTCGCACACGAGATGTGGATTGGACATTGCCCATCTTCAAGCTGCCTTTCTTCTTTAGGCCAAGAGCCTC